AGTTGGAAGGGTGGAGTCATAGATAGCGAGGTTGTATGGACACCAGAGACTAACGGGCGGTTCCTTATATCGTGGCAGCCACCAATAGAGTTAAGAAATAGAAGAGAGAAGGACAGGCACGGTAAGCACGTGCCAGGAAATAAGCATCTAGGCGCGTTTGGGTGTGACCCTTACGATATATCTGGAGTAGTAGGTGGAGGTGGATCGAATGGTGCGCTTCACGGCAAGACTAAGTTTCACATGGAACAAGGCGCCCCAGCAAACCAGTTCTTCTTAGAGTACGTGACCAGAACACAGACGGCAGAGATATTCTTTGAGGATGTACTTATGGCGTTAGTTTACTACGGGATGCCATGCCTAATCGAGAACAACAAGACTAGGTTACTGTACCACATTAAGAACAGAGGATATCGTGCATACTCCGTGAATAGACCAGATAAGCACATATCAAAACTATCGAAGACCGAGCTAGAGCTTGGTGGCGTACCTAACTCATCTGAGGACATGAAGCAGGCACACGCCTCGGCTATAGGATCATATGTAGAGGAGCACGTAGGCTACGACGGTGAGGGTACGTATAGAGACCCAGACGAGATGGGTAATATGTACTTTACCAAGACGTTAGAGGACTGGGCTAAGTTTGATATAAATAATCGTACAAAGCATGATGCATCCATAAGTTCTGGGCTTGCGATTATGGCTACAAGGGAATATACCTTTGAGCGACAAATCGAAAAGTCGAAAATTATGTTTAATTTTGCAAGGTATGATAATAAGGGATCAAAAAGTCAATTCAAGATATAATGGATAAACCATCTATAAACATAAAAAACAGCCCTTTTCCAAGTCAGATGGCGTCCGATGCTGAAAAAGCGTCAATGGAGTATGGGCTGTCTGTAGGTAAGGCAATTGAGTCAGAATGGTTTAAACGAACTAGTGGAAACTCTTGTAGATACTATGACCAGGCTTTTGATTTTCATCAGCTTAGGTTGTATGCTCGTGGAGAACAATCCATAAACAAATACAAAGAGGGGATGGCTATTGATGGCGACCTTTCTTACTTGAACTTAGACTGGTCCATTATTCCTATCATACCTAAGTTTGTTGATATCGTTGTTAACGGTATGAACGACAGGGTCTATGCTATCAAGGCAGAATCCCAAGATATTTCATCAGCAGAGAAGAAGAACCTGTTTCAACAGACTGTTGAAGAGGACATGGTCGCTAAGGATTTCTTGATGAAGGCAAAAGAAGGATTTGGTATTGACGCGTTCAACGTGCCACCAGAAGAACTTCCAGATACACCTGAAGAACTTTCTCTATACATGCAGCTTAAGTTTAAGCCAAGCGTTGAGATTGCTGAAGAGGTTGCTATCAATACAATATTTGAGATGAATGAATACGCTGACTCTGTTAAGCCAGCTATTGATTACGATATTACTACTATAGGAATTGGTGCTGCAAAGCATACGTTCTTACCAGGTGCTGGTGTAAAGATTGAGTACGTTGATCCAGCTAACTTAGTGTATAGCTACACGGAGAAGGCAGACTTCTCGGATATATACTATGCAGGAGATGTACAGCAGATCCACTACACCGAGTTAAAGAAGATTGATCCGAACATCACGGACGAAAAATTAGAAGAGATTAGACGCTACGGAAGTGCGTGGTATAATAACTTCACAATCATTAGCCAACTACAAGACGACCCGTTCAGTTCTGAATTAATATCTGTACTTTCTTTTACCTACAAGGTAGACAAGAAGTTTGTATGGAAGAAGAAGTTCTTAGACAACGGAGGAGAGAGAGTTATCCAGCGTGACGACTCATTCAATCCACCAGAGTCTGAGGAGGAAAGGTTCGAGAGAGTTGAAGCTACAAAGGACGTGTGGTACGAAGGCGTCATGGTTCTTGGTTCAAGTATTCTACTTAAGTGGGAGATGCAGAAGAACATGGTACGTCCAGAGGCAGCTAGCCAGAAGGCGTTGTCTAACTATGTAATCTCTGCACCAAGGATGTACAAGGGTCGTATCGAGTCCTTGGTTAGACGAATGATTCCATTTGCTGACCAGATACAGTTGACACACCTTAAGTTACAGCAGGTATTATCTAGAGTGGTTCCAGACGGGGTGTTCTTAGATGCAGACGGACTTAGTGAGGTTGACTTAGGAACTGGCGCAGCGTATACACCACAGGATGCACTTAAGCTATTCTTCCAGACTGGTTCTGTTGTAGGACGTAGCTACACTGGAGACGGTGAGTTTAATAATGCACGTGTACCAATCCAAGAGTTAAACAGCTCAAGTGGACAAGGTAAGATGCAGGCACTTATTGGGGCTTACAACTACCAGCTGAACATGATACGTGACGTGACTGGACTTAACGAGGCTCGTGATGCGTCTACGCCTAACCCAGATGCCTTAGTTGGTATCCAGAAGATGGCGGCATTAAATAGTAACACAGCGACAAGACACATACTAAACGCAGGGCTATCTATTACTAGAAGACTTGCCACATGCATATCACTTCGTATATCAGATATTCTTGAGTACGCAGACTTTAAGGATGAGTTCGCAATGCAGGTTGGTAAGTACAACCTTGCCATCTTAGAAGATATTAAGAACCTATACCTACACTCGTTCGGAATATTTATCGAACTAGAGCCAGACGTAGAGGAGAGAGCACAACTTGAGCAGAACATTCAGATGTCACTACAGCAGCAGTCTATCGACTTAGAGGATGCCATCGACATTAGAATGATTAAGAACCTTAAGCTAGCTAACGAGATGCTTAAGGTTAAGCGTAAGAAGAAACAGAAGGCACTAGAGGATCGTCAGGACATGCAGTCTCAGATTCAGATGCAGATGAACATGCAGTCGCAACAAGCGGCAGCTGAGCAGAAGCAACAGACCGCACAGATTGATTCCCAAGCTAAGATTGCTATTAAGGAGGCTGAGACTAACTTTGCTATCCAGTTACTTGCGGCTGAGGTTGCCAGTAAGAAGGAGTTGATGCAGATCGAGTTTGACTACAACATGCAGTTAAAAGGTATCGAGACTGACAACATGATGAAGAGGGATACTAAGAAGGAAGACGCTAAGGATGAGAGAGTTAACAAGCAAGCTACGGCTCAGTCTAAGTTAATTGATCAGAGAAAGAACAACCTTCCTCCAGTAGACTTTGAGAGTAACGAGGACTCACTAGATGGGTTTGACTTGTCTGAGTTTAACCCTAGATAATAGGGTATTAGTTTTTTGACTAATTTTGTAGGATCAATGGCAGAGAAGAAGAAGACGGCGGCATGGACACGCTCAGAGGGTAAGTCAAAGACTGGAGGATTAAATGCTAAGGGTGTTGCTTCATATAGGAAGGAGAACCCTGGGTCAAAATTAAAGATGGCGGTTACAAAGAAGCCGTCAGAGTTAAAGCCTGGTAGTAAGGACGCTGCACGCAGAAAAGCATTCTGTTCCAGAATGTCTGGGGTCCAAGGCCCAATGAAGAAGCCAAATGGAGAGCCTACAAGAAAGAAGCTCGCACTTGATAAATGGAATTGTTAAATTAAATTAAATTAAATGAGTGATTTTAAGATTAGAATCGTAGACGGTAACGAATCGTCTATGGCAGAAAGAGAAGCGGAAGTTATTAAGGAGGCTGAGATTGCGATTGAGGATCCTATTGAAGAGCAGATAGAAATTGTAGAAGACGTACCACCAGTTGCTGCGTCTAACGAGATAAATGACGATGTCGTTCTTTCACATATTAGAACAAAATACAACAAGGAGGTGGCCAGCCTAGATGACTTGTTCCAGGCAAGTAATGAGCCAGAACAGTTAGACGCAGAGGTGGCAGCATTCCGTAAGTATAATAAAGAGACGGGTAGAGGAATCGATGACTTTGCAAAGTTAAGCAGAGACGTTGACAATATACCTACAAATAAATTGCTGTCTGAATTCTACAAGGATAACGGAGACGACGAGGAAGAGGTTGAGTATAGACTTAGTAAGCTAAGCTATGACGAGGACTTGGACTCTGACGAAGAGATCGCAGACCGAAAGATGGCATTAAAACAAGAGCTAAAGAAAGCTAAGCAGTACTTTAATGAGCAGAAAGAAAAATACAACGTACCCCTTGAGTCAAGGGAGCCGTTAATTCAAGAAGCTGATAGAGAGGACTACGAAGCCTACAGAGCAAATAAGACCAGCAATACTGAATTGCAGGAGGAACAACAGAAGAAGTCGCAATACTTTGCTGAGAAGACTAATGAATTGTTCACCGATAAGTTCGAAGGTTTCGGATTTGATATCGATGGGGAAAGAGTTGTCTACAAGCCAGCAGATGTTAACGCTTTGAAAGAACAGTCTACATTAAATAACCTAATCAGTTCATTCTTGGACGAGAACGGTTTCTTAAAGGACGCTGAAAAATTCCACCGAGCAATGATTATAGCTGCTGATCCTGATAAGTTCGCAAAGTTTTTCACGGATAAGGGAATAGCGAAGGCTACAACTGGATTCGAGAAGGATGGAAAGAACATAGACATGATTAGAGGTGGATCAACTCCAGCTCAGAAGTCTAGTGGGATCACAGTTAAGGTAGTAGACACTGGTCAGAATAATACTTTTAAAATTAAAAAACGCTAAAACAAAAACAAAATGGCTGGAATTCTTAACGTATCGCCAGGAGTTGAATTAACTCCTTCATCGGTACAATCAACATTACAAAACAATTACCTAACTGACTTCGATTTCTTGAATCAGTACCTTCCTGAGACTGACAAGAATGAGTTCGAAGGATACGGTAACCGTACAATCACTGGTTTCTTACGTAACGTAGGAACTGCTGAAATCCCTTTCGCATCTGACTTGATTAAGTGGTCTGAGCAAGGTCGTTTGCATACAAAGTATGCAGCATGTTCAATTGCTTATGGAGCTGGTAACGATACAGCTGTATTAACTGTTGCTGATGCTACAATTACTGCTTGTAACTTTAGAGTTGGTCAGGTTGTATTCTTGTCGCACAATGCATCAAATACATCTGATAAAGCTATCATTACTAACGTAACTGGTTTAACATTTACTGTTGCTTACTATGTTTCAACTGGTGGTACTATTCCTGATACTGCTGCTAACGATATCACTGCATTCGTTTACGGTTCTGAATTTAAAAAAGGAACAGGTGGAATGGTTGGATCTTTGACTCCAGAACCAAATATCTTTGACGTTAAGCCAGTAATCATTAAGGATCGTTTTGAGATCTCTGGTTCTGACATGGCTCAAATTGGTTGGATCGAAGTATCTTCTGAAAATGGAGCTAACGGTTTCTTGTGGTACATCAAAGCTGAAGCTGAGACACGTCTACGTTACGAGGATCAATTAGAGATGATGTCTGTAGAGCACATCGAAGCTCAAAATGGTTCTGCTGCTGAGGCTTACTTGTCTACTAATACAGGTGGTGGTAATGCAGGATCTCAAGGTCTATTTGCTGCTATCGAAGATCGTGGAAATGTTTGGTCTGGTGGTAACCCATCTACAATGGCTGACTTTGATACAGTTATCGAGCGTCTTGATGGTCAAGGATCTATCGCTGAGAACACATTGTTCATCAACCGTCAGTTCTCTTTAGACTTAGACGATATGTTGGCTACACAAAACGCTTACGGAGTTGGTGGTACTTCTTACGGTATGTTTAACAATGATTCTGATATCGCATTGAACTTAGGTTTCACAGGATTCCGTCGTGGATCTTATGACTTCTACAAGTCAGACTGGAAATACTTGAACGACGCTACATTACGTGGTGGTCTTAACGGTGGTGGTGTAAACGGAGTATTGGTTCCTGCTGGAACAACTACAGTTTATGACCAAGTTCTTGGATCTAACGCTAAGCGTCCATTCTTACACGTTCGTTACCGAATGGTTAACAACGAAAATCGTAAGATGAAGTCTTGGATTACAGGTTCTGCTGGTGGAGCAACTAATAGCGACGTCGATGGAATGTTTGTAAATTACTTATCTGAACGTGCACTTTGTACATTAGGAGCTAATAACTTCTTTGAGTTCAAAAACTAATACCTTAGAGAGGGACATCAGTGTCCCTCTCTATTTTTTTTTTTACATATTATAATTTAAATCAAATGAAAAAAACAAATGAAACGAGGGATCGTGTATACGTCCTATCAGGAGGTAAGTCTCCATTAAGTCAGTACATCCCTTCACGGGATACACGTCGTAGCCGTCTTCTTTTTACAGATGAGAATGGAAGCAACAGAGCTATGCGATATTCAATCAACCACAAGTCACCATTTATCGACGAACAAGATGATACAGCTATCTTAGAGCCTATCGTATTTGAAGAAGGCTTCTTGAAGGTATCAAAGAGTAATAAGTCTTTACAAGATTTCTTAGAAATTCATCCTGGAAACGAGCGTAATGGAGGAAGTGTATTCTATCTTTCTGATCCAGAGAAGGATGCAGAAGAGAGAATGGCTGAGTTAGATCTAAGAACTGACGCAATTATTGCTGTTAAGTCTTTAGACTTTAATACTCAACTTGCTATTGCTCGTACCTTATTAAGTGGTAATGTAGACAAGATGTCTACATCTGAGATTAAGTATGACCTTATGCGTTATGCAGAGGCATATCCACAAGATTTATTAGATGCAATTGGAGATCCAGACATCGACTTAAACAACCTAGCTGCTAGAGCATTCAAAGATGGTTACGTAACACTGAGAGGTGGAAAGGACATCTTCTATAACATAGCAGATAATAAAAAGAAAATTCTTACAGTGCCTTTTGGATCAGACCCAACAGATATGTTAGCCTCATGGTTGCACTCTGATGCAGGTTTAGATTTCTTTAAGATACTTGAAAATATGTATGCAGAATAATTAGTATATTTGTACTTTATTTTTAACCCATAAATTTTTTAAACATGGAAAAGTTTTTATCTATCCCAGTTACTGGGGAACAAACTCAATTAGTATCTTGCATTGACATTAAGTTGATTGAGCAAGCTTCAACTACTACTGTAACTATCGTTTACGGTGGAGGTAAAGTTATTACAATGACTCATGCAACTGCTGGAGCAGGTGTTGAAACTGAGCGTGATGCAATTCAAGCAGCAGTTATTGCAGCTTTGCAAACTGTTTGGACTAAACCAGCTTATGCGGTAACTAACTTGCCTTTCGCTGTATCTGGTATTGCTATTGCATAATTTATAGTAAACTACTATTACTTAAGGGCACTCATAACGAGTGCCCTTTTTTTATTATCTTTGTATAAATTATAGAGATGATCGATAACGTCAGAAATACAGTACTTTCAATTATAAGTAAGGACAATAGAGGGTACATAACTCCAGAGGAGTTTAATCTATTTGCCAAGCAAGCTCAGATGGAGATATTTGAAGGGTACATGTATGACTATAACAACGCTGTATCTAAGCAGAACGCTAGGATGATCAACGATGGTTACGCTAACGTATTGAATAAGTTAGAGGAAGCTATTGATATATTTAGACCTGCGCCAGTAGGACTTACATATAACCCAATTATTTCAGAATTGAATTATCCGTTGCCATCTGATATATTCTTGATAAATTCAGTTATATACAACGGGACTACAGAGGTTGAGAAGGCTCCGTACAATATACTTAACTTGGTGTCATCTAACATGACTGCACCTAGTGCTTTGTATCCAGTGTATACGCAAGGCGCTAATAAGATTAAGGTATACCCATCTACTATAATAGCTAACATTACGCTAGACTATATTAGAACTCCTGCCGATCCTAAGTGGACGTGGTCTACATTATCTGGAGGTGAGCCTTTATTTAACCAGGGCGCAAATGACTACAAGGACTTCGAGCTTCCACTAGTTGACGAGCCAAGGTTGGTAGTTAAAATCCTTCAGTACGCTGGAATATCAATTAGAGAGGCTGAAGTAGTTCAGGCGGCTAAGGCTGAAGAGGTACAAGATAAACAAGAAAAAAATTAATAGATGACTCCAGAACAGTACTACGCAGACCCTGAGAATTGGGGATCTTATCAGTATACATCAATGGTTGATATCGTCAACAACTTTACGTACATGTACGTTGGTAATGACAAGCAGCTAAATAATGTAAGACGTACAGAAATTATCTTCTATACAAAGGAGGCTGTAAAGTTACTGAACTTTGATGCAAAGGTTAACCCATTGAAGGCTATTGAGCTTACGGTTGGTGACGACTTGAAGTTTGTGCTTCCTAGTGATTACGTGAACTACGTTCGTATATCCTTAGAGGTAAACGGAGTGCTTAGACAACTGTTCGAGAATAGACAAGCTAACACGGCTGTTGGATATCAGCAGGACGCAAACGGTGACTTGATCTTTGACATTGACGGAAACGTGATGACAGAGATTTCTGCACTTGACCTAGCTAGAGTTAATCCATCTCAGTACAGTGGTCCAGGCCCTTACGATGGATACTACGGATGGTTCCTAGATGACGAGTGGTATTTCGGATACTCGATAGGTCCAAAGTATGGACTAGATACTAGCGAGATGAGTGTAGGCCCAACGTTCAGAGTAAACAATGGAGTCATAGACTTCAGCTCTGGTATGGCCAACCAGTCACTAGTTATTGAGTACATCTCTGACGGAATTGTCAGTGACGACAAGATCATCGTTCATAAGTTTGCTGAGGAGTTTGTGTACAGATACATTAAGTGGAAGTTGCTTAACAATAAGTATGGAATACCAGCATACGAAAAGAAGATGGCTAGAGATGAGAAGCAGGCTGAATTTAGAAATGCTAAGTTGAGACTTAGTGACATTCATCCTTCTAGACTATTAATGAGCCTTAGAGGTAGAAGCAGACAGATTAAATAAGTATGGCAGATTTAATAAATACATTTGTAAATGGGTCAATGAATAAGGACCTAGATGAGCGATTAGTGCCATCTGGAACTTATAGAGACGCCTTGAATATTGACGTAGATACAGACGAATCTTCTAACGTAGGTTCAGCTCGTAACTCGCTTGGAAATACAAATGTAGGAAGCATCGATAGTATAGTTTCACCACTATCTACTGCCAACGCCACTACTATTGGAGCTGTTAAGTATGAGGCAACAAACCTAATATACTGGCTTGTAACTAGCCCATTATTTGACGCTATCTTTGAATACAACGAGATTACGGGTGTAACACAGAGAGTTTTACAGTGTAACAACGGTGGTTCTGGTACGACGCTTAACTTCAACACGACATACATAGTAACTGGAATCAACTACATAAACGGGTTCCTATACTGGACGGATGACTTTAATCCTCCAAGAAAGATAAATATTTCAAGAGCAAAGGGTTACGCTATAGACGACGTAAAGATTGCTGACGATATAAACGTGATAATTGCTCCACCATTGAGTGGTCCAGTTATTAAACTATACAACGACGGTAGCCAGGCTAACAACATATCCGAGAAGTTTATGTACTTCTCCTATAGGTATAAGTATGTAGACGGACAGTATAGCTCGATGTCTCCATTCTCAGCTGTTGCATTTGAACCTAAGGACTTCTTGTTAGACTACTCGTTAGGCTTTAACAAGGCGATGGTTAACAAGGCAAACTCTGTTGACATTACTATTAATACTGGAGGTAAGAACGTAACTGAGATACAGGTACTAGCTCATGACGTTCGTAGCTTAAACACAAGCGTTGTAGAATCTTTCAACAAGGAAGAGCTTACAATTAACGATATGGCTCTTTATACGTTCAAGTTTAACAACAACAAGACGTACACTATAATTGCTCAAGAGCAGCTTACTAGATTATTTGACAACGTTCCACTTACAGCAAAGGCACAAGACTTTGTAGGTAACAGAATAATGTATGGTAACTACACACAGTTCTATGATATCGTAGATTGTAATGGAACAGGTATTAATGTAGACCTAACTATTGGATATGATTCTGTGCCCACTAACTTAAATGAGCCTATTCAAACATGGAGATCGGATAGAGACTACGAGATAGGTATTGAATACTTGGACGACTACGGAAGACATACTACAGTTCTTACATCTGAAAATAATACTGTATACATTAAGCCAGATGCATCTGCAAGTGGAAACAGTTTAAGAGTTAATATAAACAATAAGCCACCATGCTGGGCTACTAACTATAGATTAGTTGTAAAGCAGAGCAAGAAGTCATACTACAATATCTTTCCAATTAGATCTTATTCTCTTGGAGTTGATAGGTATATGCTTATAAACGAGTCAGATAGAGATAAGTTTGCTATTGGAGGATACGTTATATTTAAGTCAATATCGGCAGGACCAACGTTCTCTAATAAGGAGTATAAGATAATTGAACTAGCATCAAAAACTGCTGGTGAAGTAACTACTGGATCACTAGCTGGATTATATTTTAAGATAAAGGTTGATAATGTAAATGAATTAGTACCAGGTGCATTGTCTCTTTTCTATAATCTTAGGGAGGGTACTGATGATAATGATAATGATTTATTTTTAAATAACGCAACTATTCCAGTAAAACAATATACATCAGGAGCACAATATTCAATAGTTGAGAAGCCAATTCATTATGGAGTTGGTAATCCAAACTTATTGATTAGGTCTTCTATTACTGGTGTAAATCAATACACTACATATAAAGATTATAGAATAACTGTTAGGGTAGTGTCTGCAACTCAATTTCAGTACATCACATCTTTTGATATGTCTGGTACTTGGATAACTGAAAATATAGTCATTGGTACAGCCATAACACTATTAAATGCAGCAGGTACAGGTATATGTAACGTTCAGTTTAATGGAATTCCTCCTGTAAACGATACATGGAAAATAAATATTAGAGGATATTGTAACTACACTAGAACTGAAAATTA